GAGCCATAGCCATATTCATTAGGCCACCACCTGCGGCTTTCTTAGTGTATTTACGACCACCCGCTTTACCGTATCTACGGTAGTGTTCATACGCAGCGGCGGCAAGATCGTCTTTAGTACCGAAGTTAGCTTTACCGGCATCTAACTCAGCCTGTACGTCTGGATTAGCTTTTAAATACGCAGCGTAATCAAAATTAGCTTTTTCGTCTGCGGCTGTTTTTTCATCCAATTTTGTTTGGTCAATCTTGCCTTCTTCATCGGTTAGCTCTTTAGCGCCTGTAAACAGTTTGCTAATTTCGTTGATTGGCTTACCAGACGCTAAAGCAATCTGTTCAGGCGATAAGTTGTTTGTAGTTGCCCAAGTATAGAACGCATCAGTAGATGGGCCTTTGTCCATAAACGTTTTAACGTCGGCGTTTGTTAGGTTTGAAGACTTCTTGCCATCTTTGTCGTACGTGGGGATAGCGTAGTCTGGGTTGACTTCGTACTTGCCGTTCTTAAAGATGTACATCTTGCTTGATGAAGCAACCGGTATTTTCATAACCGACTCGGCGTAAGACTTGGATATCTGACCGTCTTCTGTGTAAGGTATAGGCGTGTACTTTGTTTTACCTGTAAGGTAATCCATAGCTTGCTTAGAACCACCTGTAAGCTTGTAGCGGTCTTCAATTTCTTTAGTTGTTGTAGGAGCAAACAAGTTTTTGTTAACACCCAAACTGCCGCCACCAGCGGTGTACGCATCACGTACATCTTGCATTTCTAGACTTAAGTCAGGGCGAGTTGTGATTGTGCCGTTAGGATTGATTGTGGTTATACCTGCGCCACTTACGCCTACTGGAAGCGTTGATTTATCTGCCGTAGAAATGCTAGTAGGTGTAGTTACGTTGGTCGTAGTGGTCTGTGTTGCGTCAAGATTTTTAACGCATTGCTTTAGCGCTGGGTCGTAATGGAACCCAGTTGGGCACGATGTTTCAAAAGTTTCAGTTACGCCTATGGGCACACAGGTTTTGCCGTCTATACTTTTCTTAAATCCGGGGCCGCATACTACATCATCTTTTTTCTTTGCCGTAAACAAATTACCAAAGTCTTTGCCTGTTGCCGCTTTAACATCTCCCACGCTAACTTTAGTGCGAGCTAACTCTGCAAGTGCTGCGTTTTGAGCGTCAGCCACACTCATTTTTCCTGTGTTAATTAGGTTCTGCAGCCCGGCTGTGACATAGTTGATGTTGCCGTACAAACCTTCTAAACCGCCTTGATCTCCGGGTAAAGCGCCAGCGGTATATCCAATCTGGTTGTAAAGGTCAACTGCTTTTCCAGTGCCCGAATCAATAATACCGCCGGTAAACCCTGCATCACTTAGACCCGGTTGTGTTAAAGCATACTGCGCACCTTGGGACACCCCGGCGTTATTTAAAGCATTAGTCAGTGCCTGCCCTTGCAAACCAACCCCGCTGGTAGCTTTTAGAAACTCGGAAGAATCTGTACCGGGAGCAATAAGCGTGTTTACAAAACGTTGTTCGTAGTTGGCTTGTTTATCTTGTGTACCCGTAGCCCGTGCAATGTCAGCGGCGGACACTTGAAACTTCTGCATATCTCTAGCAATTTGCTCGTCTGAAAGATTTGGAGTTTGGAAGTACTTAAAAATGTCGGCATCACTCACCAAAGCACCAGTAGCGTAACCGGGCACGCCACCATCAGCCATACGAACAACAGGTTCACTGCGTTGAGTAAAGTCTAATTGACCGGGGCTGTAACCACCATCATCCATACCCATAAGGCCACCACCAGCCGCTTTAGTCGGCGTAGCTTGAAAAGGATTCCCAGCAACAAACTGACCGCCAAAAGAAGCGTATGGCGCAATCATACCGGGTCTAGTAACCGTTTGTGGCATGTTCTTTTTAGCGCTCATCTCGGCAAGAATAGCGGGGCCAAACGCACCAGCTATTGGCATGGCGTTAGCTTTTAAAGAAGCAAGTGGGTTATTTTTAAATGCCTCTGCTCCATACGATAGTTTTTCAAACGGAGTAGCCGCAGCCATTCTGTCTGTAACTTGCTGTTGTAACATGAGGTCTTTTGCGCTAATACCTCTTTCCAAATCCCCGCCAAATTCAGCTAGTAACTCAGGGCTCATAGTTAACCCCGAAGCCGCTGATTCTGCACCAATAGCAGCCGAACCCATTTCACTTAAGTTAGAAGTCAAATTAGCGCCGCCGTACGCTTGAAAACCTGCGCTAATACCACGACCAATATCACCTGTACGAGCCGTTTCTACGCCGCCTACCATAGCCGCAGCGGTCATTGGGTCAATAGTGCCACCCGAAAAATAGCTAATACCAGCGCCAATAATAGTTGGCAGAAGTTTTTCTAAAAAGTTAGCCTCAGGTAATCCCGTCTCAGGATTAATCGTAAGCGTGCCGCCATGATGTTCAGCCAATGCTTGTAGCCCCTGCACTTCACGTGGGGACATGTGGATAAGCATCGAGTCAGGGCCGCGACCCTTGGATGCCATGTGGTCGGCTAGTACAGCAAGGCTCATAGTTGCCTCTCAAAATGGGGGTTGGTCGATAATATCATGTTGACGTCTTTATGCGAAGCATTTGGCTACCAGCTTGTACACCATCTTGTGTATCTCTGTAAACATCACCAAGCCTCAAGTTAGCAAAGTCAGCTTCGGTCGGCAGTGTGTCAAGATTCAAATTTAGCGTTGCCCCACCCATGTCGCCGGGGTTGGACAGTTGGTTAAAGTACAGGCGTAAGATGTTGGTAAATTGATCGAAGTACCGCCTGTCGTACGCGTCAGGGGGCAGAGGCAGGCTTGGTGAGGTTGCGTTTAGTTCAGCCATTAACGTCTACCATCAGGTCTAATGTCAATACGGGGTGCGCCCAACTGCCAACAAGTGTTAATTTGGTTTGAGCTAATCTTAAAAATCATCTGGCGACCGCGCATGCGTGTAAATATTTGCCCAGTAAACTGTTCTGTAATAACGTACGTACTGCTCTTAGACACGGGCTGTGAAGCGGTGCTTGTAACCCCAGAGCCAGAGTTAGCCAGCCCTTGCAGAGTCATAGCCACTGCGGGTAGTGCGCCCGCAGGTGTATTTTCAGCGTTCTCAAAGGTCAAGTCAGGTAAGACACGCCACACAAAACCAAAGTTATGGCCGTCACCAATGTCAAACTCAGACGAGCTAATGTAAGCATCAATTGCAACAGCGGTGCCGGTCGTATTGTCATTTAAGCCCGTCTCGTGGTTAATTAAGTTGCCTGTGTATAAACTGCTGTTGTACTTGGCGGCAATAGGAACAGTCTGCAAACCAGAGTCAAGCCAAGCCGTGCGCTCCATCGTGCCGTAGTACCATATTTTTTCTTGGTAGTTGTAGATAACATACCTGTCGACAGCCGACGAATTGGCTGAGCAATAGAACCACCAGACCTCATTGAAACCCTCATTTGTTCCTGCGAACACTTGCAATGCTTGTTGTTGATTAAGGTCACCAAATACAAAGCGGCGCAGGTCGCAGTTTAAAGTATTCACACGGCCATCGTAGACGTAGAACTTGTCTACGCCCATCCAGTAAAGAACACCTGAAGCAATAATGGCAGAGTTAGTGCTCATGATTGAGATGTTGTCACCAAGAAGCTGCGGTGCCCACACGTACGGGGGGCCAAGGTATTGCAGGGAATATATAGCCGAGTCAGTAAATATTACAACTTCTTGACGAGTTTGCACAACACTTACAATTTCTGAGCCGTGAGAAATACGTATGAACCCCGCTTGGTTTGTGGGGTCTGGCGTCCAGTTGAAGATGTCGTCTTGCGATGACCAGCGAATCAACATAGGGTCAAGTGTGGCCGAGCCGTAGTCGTTACAACCAAAGGTAATTACAAAACGGGATGTGTCAGACACAGTTAAATTGTTTAATACGGTTGGCACGTCTACAATTAAAGAAATGTACACACCTGTACCCGTGCTTGACGTATTAACCGCTGCACCTGCGCTGTCCAAAAGCTTAAACGTCAACCCATTTACTTCAAATACATAGTACGTAGTTGCCGCAGATATACCAGTAGGTAGGGATGTGGTGGCCGCAAATTGAAGAGCCGCGCCTTCTGTATACAGTATGGTAGAGGTCACTACAGTAGGTGAAGCACTGGTAAAAGATACATTGCCGCCAAGAGAGTTAAGCAGCACTCCTCTGGTTGTTAATGTAGGTGCTTCCCAGTAATACAAACCACCACCACGGGGGTTATAAACTAAATCTTCGCCG